GTCCTGCGAGAATACGAAGACGATGCCGGCGAGGTCGGACGACTGCTGCCACGCGGTGACCGCCTCATCGAACGAGGTCCAGGTCGTCGGTTCCGTGGAGTCGGCCAATCCGCCTGTGAGCGGATTGATCGGGGCTTTGGTTTGCTTGCCGTCCCGCTCAAGGTACTTCCAGGCCACCCACTGCCTACGATCGCGCAGGCAGTGCGGCGTATTCTCGATGCGCGGAGTCAGATCCAGACTGGCGGGCGAACTCACGTGCGGATCTCCTGGGGTGCCCACAAGCGACTGGCCTCCTCGGCTGCGGCACGTTGAATCTCCCGATCCAAGTACCAGCGGGCTTTCCGCAGGTCCTCGAGGTACTTGCCCTTGTGAGCAGCGCGAGCCACGTATTTCACAACGCAGGCCAAGTGAAACGGCAAAGCCCACGCTTCAATGGCATCGATGGGCTCGATGTCACTGAACGTGTAGTGGTGCGGATGCTCAACCGGATCGTGGCCGGCAATCGGTGGCTGCTTCATGCGGAAACCTCCTGGTGCGCCGAATGCCCCGCCCGTCGCTTTGACCACAGGCTCAGGAACGTGCGGCGTTGAGTGGTGTGGTTCTTCTTGGCGGCGGCTTGCAGGCCCCACCGATCGCCCAGGACAAAACAGTACCGCGACGCGCGCGTGACGGCGGTGTAGAGCCAGTTGCGGTCCGCGAAGTAATGCGACTTGTGGCAGAGCACCACGACGCAGGGGAATTCGCTACCCTGGGCCTTGTGGGCAGTCAGGGCGTAGGCGAGCTGCACGTTGTGCACCTGCTCATCCTGAATGTGCCGCAGGCCGCACCCGTCAAACTCGATCCAATAGCCGCCTCCGGCGCCAGGCTCGTAGTCAACCACGCGGCCGATGGTTCCGTTCATGACATCCAGCGAGTAATCGTTCGCGGTTTGGATGACTTTGTCGCCAACCTCCAGCTTCCGCTGAACGTCGCCGTGCAGCACGTGCTGCATCATCTGGTTGATCGCCTTGGTGCCCAGCGCTCCCAGGTGGGTGGGTGTGATGATCTGGATGTCGTTGATCGGATCCAGCCGCAGCTGATTGGGGATTTTGTCGAGCACCAGATCCCGCACGTAGATCTGGATTTGCTGTGGATCCTGGAAGGCATCGACGACCGTCCACGCCGGATCATTCACGGCGGACGGGGCGACCACGCCCGCCAGCACGGACATGCTGTTGGTTTTCAGGACGCCGGCCTGACGGACCACTTCGTTGAGGACCACGGTGGGGACGAGCTGATGCTGAATGATGTCGCGCAACACATTTCCCGGTCCGACTGGAGGCAATTGGTTGTGATCGCCGACAAGGACCAGCCGCGTCCGAGTGAAGTCGATCCGCCTGAGCAACTCTGCCATCAGCGAAACGTCCACCATGGAGAACTCGTCGATAACGACAACGTCGAAACCCGCGTCCTCGTAGCAAGGCCCGTCCGCATCCACACGCTCGTGGGAGTGCGACAGGCTTTCGCGGTGAAACTGATAACCGTCGTATTCCAGCAGCCGATGGATCGTTTTGGCCTGCAAATGCAGCCCCTGATTGCGGAGCGATTCCTCGATGCGTTTGGCCGCCTTGCCGGTGGGTGAACACAGTGCCACGCGCAGACCGGCGTCCTGAAACGTTTTGGCGAGGCGAGCCAGTACGTAGGTCTTTCCCGTTCCGGCTCCGCCCGAAATCACCACGATGTTGTGGCGCAGGGTCGCCATATACGCCTGTGTCTGGACAGGCTTTAGCCCAGCCGTGTGCAAGCGGATGTCTCTCAGCGGCCGTTCATCCCATCCATAGAGGTCGAACACCGACTGGATGTACTGTTCGGTTTCGAGGAAATGCGGCGTCGCCACCGCGCACAAGTCGGCCACCAGCTTCCCTTGCGTGAGCAGTCGGCTGCCGGCTGCCTGAATCACGTCGCGGCTATCGAGCGTGTCCAGCAGCAGCAATTCGTTGGCCTTGTCCAGCAAATCGGCTCCGGCGATCCACGTACTTCCTGATGCCACTTCCTCATTGACGAGGTACAGCAGGCCGGCTTCGATCCGCCCCGCATGGTCCTTGGGCGTGCCCAGAGCTCGGGCGATCTTGTCGACCTTCTTGAAACCGTATCCTTTGACGTGCTGGATCAGCTGGTACGGGTCCGCGCGAAGTACGCCCACCACGCCGCTGCCGAACACTTCCAGAAGCGTCTCCATTTGATGGTGCGTCAGGCCGTAACTGGCCAGGTACGACCGCACCTCGTTGTCAGCACTGTGAGCAATCCAGGCCTCTCGGAGTGACTCCAAGGTGGCCCGTGGGATTCGCAGTTGACGATGGAGTTCCTCGACGTCCTGGCGGATCAGGCGATCGAGGTGGGCAGCGCTGGCCGCATGCCGCACGATTTTGCGAGCCGTGACCTCGCCGATACCAACAAACGACGGGTGCTTGGCGAGATACTGGACCAAACCCTCGGTTGTCTCGGGCAGAGCGTAATTGAGGTTCTCGACGGCGAACTGGCGACCATACTTGGGATCATCTCTCCAACGGCCGACCATCGTCACGAAGTCGCCCGCGTTCGCGCAGAACGGGCCCCGGAACCGTACACGTTCGCCTGTGTCAGTAGCCATCACACCGGCCGAAAACGTGGGGCTCGCGAAATAGGCTCGTTCAATCGTTCCGCATATCGTTTGAGACATTGGATGCACCTGGGTGCTGCGCCGTTTCCCGGATAAACGCGCGCAGAAAAGCGTCAGTGAAAGCACAGGCGGCTTGCCGGGAGCCGCACCAATAGACGGGCACGTGAAATCGGTGGGCGATATGCACGCTTGCTCCGAGCAGGGAGCGCGGAGCGACGGAATGCAGTGCTGCGGTATGTCGGCCGCGTAAGACGGCGTCCAGATCCGCCTCTACGACGATGCACGCAGCATCCATGCGTGCGAGCTTCGCCAGCTCGACGTAGAACCGTGCTAAGTCGTGGATTACCGTGTGCGTGAAATCGGCCAGACTCTTACGTTCCACGGCAACGCGAGTCTCGAATCCCTCGACCGAGTAGTCGCCCGCGTCGAGTTTTCGGTGCAGTACGGGACACGCAAAGGAGAATCCCTCCTGTTCCCGCGTATCGACGATGATCCGAAACGTCATGCCGGTACCATCCGTGTGGGCGGACTGAAAAAACCGGGGCGGGCACAGGGAGTCCGGCCCGGCAGGCACGGTGGAGCCCCGACGATTGCCCCACGTTGGTTGTGCCTGCCAGGCACGCCATCCCGCCCCGGCCGCACCCGTGATTCGAGGAGTGCATGGTCGCCGGGTCAGTCTTCGCTAAAACGGCGTGCCGTCCGGTATCGCGGGCGGCACATCGCTGTTGGGAACCTGGAAGCGCCTGTTGAAGTACACGTTCGTGTACTCTCCGCGAGTCCGCTTGGTGACTTCGAGCGTCACATCCAACAGCTCCTCCAGGCGATTGCTCAAGTCGCTGAACTTGGCCAACTCGAGCCCCAGCGTCTTGAGGTCTCCCTTCACAAATGGCAGAGCAGCCGGCGTGATCACCGAGTTCTTGAAAATGTGCCGACCGGCATGTTGCCCCGCGATGACTACGAGGTCCCACTTGATCATGGGATCGCCCTTCTGGCTGCGATCGAGCCGAACGCCATCGATGCGTGCCTGGTACTTTCCGTCCGGGACTTCGTCGAAGCTGGGCGCTGCGGCCGAAGTGAATTCGTCATCAAACGCACTCAGATCGACGTCACTTCGTTGCGGAGCAAAGCTATCGTCATACTCACTCATCGTTGACCCTTTCCATTGGGGGTGCTTCCCGGCTTGGATCGATCCACTGCAGTGCCTGTGCCGGGTGTCGGGCTGGCAGTGGCGGAACTGTTGAAGGCTTTCACAAAGGCGTCGTAGTCCAGGGGCAAAACCTCAGGCAGTCGCCCCGTGCGATCGCCCGCTTCGTACGTGGGATGGGGCTTGGTGCGCATCACGCGCTCGATGGTGACGTTGCCGGCCGCGTCCTTGCGGGGAACGGCATCGCAGTACAGGATCATGTCGACCAGACCCAGCACGACGCCTCGCGCTCGATCGGGGAGGCTGGGCTGGGTCTTGGTGAACTCACCCGTCCGCGTCTCGATGGTCTTGTCTACGGCGTGGGAAATGAGGATCAGGCCATAGGGCAGGCTGGCCAACCGTGTGAGCACGCGGTGCCATTCGTTTTTGACGAGAGCCCAGCCCTTGCCGTGCGCCATGTCACCCTCGTACTCGATGCCATGCTTGGCACAGACGGCCTCCGTGCAGAATTTGAAGGCGTTGTCTGCCGTGTCGATGACGATGGTCTTGAACGGGTGGTTGCCTTGGGCCACCAATTTGCACGCGGCGAGGAAGTCGTCCCACGTGTACGTGGGCACCTTGTAGACTTCCAAGTGGCTCAGGCCGGGTTCGCATTCGAAGAAGACTGCGTCAGGCCAGCGGGAAGCGAAGGTCGACTTCCCCAACTTGGGTGCCGAATAGAGCAGCACGGTCTGCTTGCCCAGATCGGTGGTTGGCTTCGTACGCTGCGTGGGCAGTGTGACGGTCATTGGGGTGCTCCTTATCAAAACACGGGTGCTGCGGATTCCGTCGCCGAGTTCAGTTCTTCATGCGGCGGCACAATGTCGTAGAGGTTGTCGCGAACGTTGGGATTGAATCCCGACTGACAGTAGGGCAGGTACTCACAGGGGCGCTGGTAGGAGAAGCAGTTAGCGGTGTTCATCAGCCATTTGTTGCGGCGCCGGGCCGCCAGAAACTGCTGCGTGACTTCCCAGACTTCTTCCTGGAGCATGGCCAGCCGTTCCTCGGACAGATAAATGTGCTCACGGTGGAACGCTTCGTCGCGCGAGTACCAGGCGGCCAGTCTCGCCTGGAATTCCTCATCCGATTCGGGCAGTTGGCGCTGCGCGGTGGAGCGGCCACTCTTGTTCTTGGCGGCCAGTTCCATGCGGCGGAGTTCGAATTCGGCTTCCGTTTCGCCCGTCTTCT